AATACCTAGAGTAGTTTTAAATGGTACGGCAGCTCTTCCATTTTGGTTTGGTACAGGTAATGTAAATACTACAAATGGTAAGTTCTATGGTAACAATGCTGGCAATATTTTTGCTAAAGGACTAACTATTGATGGTGACAGTAGTTTTAGTGGAACATTAAGTGGAGCTAACATATCAGGAACTACAGGAACGTTCTCAAGTAGAGTAGCAGTTAATTCAACAAATGGTTATTTGATTGACATAAGACCAGATTCTTATATGGGCTTTAGTCTTTGGTACGGTTTAGCTACTCATTCTGCATCACAAAGAAGTGTTGCCAATACTCTTTTCGGTGTTACTAATGCTGGTACAGTTTACGCTAAGAATATACAAATTAGTGGTACCAGTACTTTTAGTGGAGCATTAAGTGGGGCTACTGGTTCATTCAGTGGAACATTAAGTGCTTCTACTATAACTGGATCAAACATAACAGGTGGGATAATACAAACCGCAGGCAGTACTCAGATACCTAGAGTAGTTTTAAATGGTACGGCAGCTCTTCCATTTTGGTTTGGTACAGGTAATGTAAGTACTACAAATGGTAGGTTCTACGGTAACAGTGCTGGCAATATTTTTGCTAAAGGACTAACTATTGATGGTACCAGCAGTTTTAGTGGAACATTAAGTGGAGCTGACATAACAGGCACTACAGGAACGTTTTCAAGTAGAGTAGCAGTTAGTTCAACAAATAGTTATTTGTTTGACATAAGAACAACCTCCTACAGAGGTTTTAATCTTTGGTACGGATTAGCTGCTGATTCTGCTCAAAGAACCATTGCTACTACTCTTTTCGGTGTTAATAATGCTGGTACAGTTTACGCTAAGAATATACAAATTAGTGGTACCAGTACTTTTAGTGGAGCATTAAGTGGAGCTAGTGGTTCATTTAGTGGAACATTAAGTGGAGCTGACATAACAGGTGCTAGCGGTGCTTTCTCTGGCACGTTGTCGATAGGTAACAGATACAACGTAAATACAAACGGTGATACAACGTATTACCTAGGCAGTAGTGCAGTTGGTGCTTCAGGCCGACTTACTATTGGTGAAACTGGATTTGATTTTCGCGACGGTACTGGAGTTTCACGTTTAAATATCTTACCTACGAGTGGGAGACTTGCTATTGTACCGATAAATGGGCTTCCTCAGGCAATATCTATTGGTGGTGGTGGTGGAAACGGGGCAGGGCAGGGGGTTAGTGCGTATGGAACAACAAACGCTTTTTACTCCCGTGGAGGTGGTTACGGCCCCTTCACTGGTACTCACGATGCATTAATACTAAATGATACAACTATTGAGCCAGGCGATATCGTCTTTGATAGCTCGTTTATCGCATCATCAAGCGTCTCTGATACAATCACTGAAATAGCTCCCACGATAACAGCCAATACTAAAAGTGTAGTCGGTATATTTGTTAGCGCATCTAATACCGATGTTGGTGACTTACCTGCGGCCATGACTGAATCACTTGGATATGAGGATACTCACCAACGTGCAGTAATAAACTCAGTAGGTGAAGGAATGCTAAATGTGTGTGGTCAAGGAGGGAACATAGAAGCCGGTGATTTAATTACTAGTTCAAATTTACAAGGAAAAGGCATGAAGCAGGCCGACAACCTAGTTCGAAACTATACGGTTGCAAAAGCTAGACAAGACGTGACTTTTGATAGTCCGTCTGAAATAAAACAAATCGCCGTAATATATATGTGCGGATAAGAGGTAAAAATGGCAACTAATTTTGTAAACATAGCAAGTATAACCATTAACAGTGGCAGCACCGCCGCCACTGTTAATGGTTCCGAGGATCTCTCCCTATTTAGGGAGGGGGATCTTATATTTACTGAGAGTAATCTACCGCTTATAATAGCTAGTATTTCTAATCAGAACATAACGCTTAGAGAAGCAGCAGAGTTTACTTTGGCACCGGGTACTGCTACCATAGTATCAGGACAAGTAAGACTAGCCGAAGCTTTAAACATAATCGAAGAGAATAACCAAACCTGGTCTAACCACTTTGGTCGTTTTATCACTTGGCTCAGCACAGACGCAGTGACTTCTGAAATGCTAGATGCATCGGGAACACCTAGAGACGTATCTACTCCCTTTGCCTTGGAGGCTTTAATAGTTGCAGCAGGCACTGCTGCAACCGATCTAAATGCTCTAGAAACTAGAGTCAATACGGCCGAGGCAGATCTAGGCACAATAGAAACGACATTATTATCCCTAGTTTTACAGGCTACAAACGCTAAAACAGCAGCAGAAACTGCAGAGACTGGAGCAGAAGCAGCTAGGACTGGTGCAGAAACTGCAGAGACTGGAGCAGAAGCTGCGCAGGGCTTAGCAGAAACTGCACAGGGTTTAGCAGAAACTGCTAGGACTGGAGCACAAACTGCACAGACGGGTGTATCGGACGCACAAACAGCAGCAGAAACTGCACAGGGTTTAGCAGAAACTGCTAGAACCGATGCACAGACAGCTAAAACTGCAGCAGAAACTGCACAGGGCTTAGCAGAAGCTGCTAGAAATGAAGCACAAACAGCTAAAACCGCATCAGAAACTGCAGAGACTGGAGCACAAACTGCACAAGGTTTAGCAGAAACTGCAGAGACTGCAGCACAGACAGCACAGGGCTTAGCAGAAATCGCTAGAACTGAAGCACAGACAGCTAAAACAGCAGCAGAAACTGCAGAGACTGGAGCAGAAGCTGCACAAACAGCAGCAGAAACTGCACAGGGTTTAGCAGAAACTGCTAGAACCGATGCACAGACAGCTAAAACTGCAGCAGAAACTGCACAGGGCTTAGCAGAAACTGCTAGAACCGATGCACAGACAGCTAAAACAGCAGCAGAAACTGCACAGGCTGGAGCAGAAGCTACAGAGATTGCGGCACAAACAGCTAAAACTGACGCAGAAACAGCAGAGACTGGAGCTCAGACCGCACAAGGTTTGGCTGAAGCAGCTAAAACAGCAGCAGAAACTGCACAAACAGCAGCAGAAACTGCACAAGGTTTAGCAGAAACAGCAGAGACTGGAGCAGAAACAGCTAAAACAGCAGCAGAAACTGCACAGGGTTTAGCAGAAACTGCTAGGACTGGGGCACAGACAGCGCAAGGTTTAGCCGAGACGGCTAACATTTCAGCAGAAACAGCTGAAACTGGAGCAGAAACTGCTAGAGATTTAGCAGAGGATTGGGCAGATAAAAGTACTGAAGTAATTGCAGGTAGATTTTCTGCTAAATATTGGTCAGAGCAAGCCGAGCTAGTAGCTGGGACAGAGAATTATGTTCTCACCACAAGAACAATCAACAACCAAGACTTATCAACTAATATAACTTTAGACGCTACAGACGTAGGGTTAGAAAATGTAGATAACACCTCTGATGCTGACAAGCCCATATCTACGGCTACTCAAACCGCTTTAGATAGTAAAATAGACGATACACTGATTAATGCTGCTAATGGGCTGGCTCCTCTAGGGGCAGACAGTAAAATTCCTGTAATAAACCTTCCTGATTCTTTTTTAGGGGCATTAGTATACTCAGGTGTGTGGGATGCGGAAACTAATACTCCGGATTTAACTACTATTGCTGCACAGGGTATTTATTACAAAGTATCTACAGCAGGAACTACCGATCTTTCTGGTATTTTAGATTGGAACGTAGGAGACTGGGTTGTTTCTAACGGCACTACTTGGGATAAAATAGACAATACAGATGCTATTATTTCGGTAGCTGGTAAGACAGGTGTAGTTACTTTATCTAAAGCAGATGTGGGCTTAAGTAACGTAAATAATACATCAGATACAAATAAGCCTATATCTACTCTAACTCAAGCTGCTTTAAATAATAAAGTAGATGATACGCAAGTTTTGACTAACGTACCTACTGGGGCAGTATTTACAGATACAACTTACTCGGTAGGAGATGGAGGATTATCTGAAATAAGTTTTACTAGTGCAGATAATACTAAACTTGACAATATAGCAGCAGGAGCTGAAGTTAATGTTGTAGACTCTGTAGCAGGTAAAACGGGAGTTGTATCTCTTGTTAAATCAGACGTTGGGTTAAGCAACGTTGATAACTCGTCAGATGCAAACAAGCCTGTAAGTACTGCACAACAAACAGCTCTTGATTTAAAAGCTAATACAACTACTGTAAACACTAACACTAGCAACATAGCAACTAACACCGCAGGTATAGAACTCGCCAAAACAATAATGTCTAAAGCAGACTTCTTCGCACTTTCTGAGAAACGTATTAGAGATAATGCTGGCTCAGGTTTTGCTGAGTGGGGTAAAAATCAAAGCAATATTGACCAAGTGAATGAGGGTATATCAATAGGTGGGAGCGATATACTTCGGATTGGGAGGTTCATAGGCTCGTCTAACTTGAGTGGTATGTCCAGAACTGGAGAAGCTATTGCTTCTGTTAATGGGGTTAATCACTCGTTAGCGTATATTAATTCCAGTAACACTGTGGCAGCCGTACTAGAGTTCCCACTTGCCCCAGACGGTACTAAAACATACGACAGTGCTACAGGTGCAGTAGTAACTCATGCTACGAGTAATGAAGCATTTGAGGGTGTTGTTATTAATGGTGACTTTAGGGATGGTACTACTGGTTGGAGTGTTGCAAGCAATGGTGATGCGAGTGTAACTAATGGCGTATTAACTGTTACAAATGGCGCAGCAAATGCAAGCTACGTCTATGCACAAATCACTACTGAAATAGGGAAGACATACAGGGTAGAGGTGGCGAAAGCTGGAGGTTCTGCAACAATTTCAAGGATATATATAGGCTCAAGTATTGGAACTTCGGGGGATTTAGCCCCCACCGCTCTACCCAATAACCAACTAACTGTTGTTGAATTTACATCCACAACCGCCGTGCAGTACATTACCCTAGACACCACAAGTGGAACTTTAGAAGCTACAGCGATATACAACTCTATATCAGTAATGCCAGCAACAGAATCAGTCATAACTACTCGTCAGGACTTTGTATTCCTTGAATCATTCCATGAAGCTATATCTGACAAAGACGTAGTCTACCCCCTAGGTAATGTTCAGTACGGTGCTACTACGTGGGAAGGAATTTCTCTCAGTACTTCACTAGTTGCACAGGGTTATTCAGCATTCGGTGAGTGGGATACAACGACTACAGGTCATGGTGTTACGTGGTCTACATTGAGTGCCGCAGATAAAGTCAAGTTCTTACAAGACCCTGAGAATAACATCTATAACGATGATGGTGAGTTAATACAAGTTCGTTATCGTATGCGTGTTGTTGAGGGACTGGGTGATGATTGGTTGTTTGACCAATTTCTAAATTTCGATAGTAACCTCAATCTCAATACATCAGTATTACCTAGAGGAATTAAAACGGACAATGTTGACTCCAATCGTGCCAACAGTAATGATTGGAATCATATGTATGCCAGTACAACAGGAAGTTACGCTGTTGAGTTGTACGATGGTATAAAAGGTGATGCTGGAATCTTTGGTGTTCGTTATGCTTCTCAGGCAAGTTTATTTGCACACAACGGACTATGCTTCGCCATTCCAATAGCACTGGTACAGAGATTGAACCAAGGTGCTTATCATCCTGTTTATAATCCTGAGGGAACTGCCAATTATCATATTAGCGGAGTAAGTATATACGAGTGGTATAATCTACCTACACCTATGACCTCACTTGCCGATTGCATGTCTTACAATGTTGGTACAGAAGGTAGCATTTCTGGTGGTGCTACCTTCGCAGGCAGACCCACTAACGACCCATTCCTATACTACGATGCAATCTACGCAGGACAAGTACAGGATTTACGTACATCAAGTAACAGACAAACTACTAATGAATTACTCAATGAGTACAGCAGGAAAGGTATAGCAGGGACTATTCGTGGGAAGGAGAGTGTTCCTTTTACTTTCTTCCCTTTCTCTAGTCACGGAGCAGGAAATGTATCATCTGGGACTTTGAATTTAGATGTTGCCCACAATGGTACGATTGCCTTAGGAGATATAGGGGCAAGTTTTGGTAATGGTACTTGGTATCCCATTAAAGTTGTAGGTGTGGACTCCTCAGCAACAAGAGTTGTTGTGGAGGCGTTAGATGGAGGTGTCATCTTCCGTACAGGCGGTGATGATACATTTATGATTTCAGCCTCTAAGTACAGAACACCACAATACGAGACACTCCCTTGGCAGGACATAATCGGAGACCCAACTAACATAGCTGCTACGTTCCCTGATGGTGTTTATGGTCAGTGGATTCCTGTTATACCTGATAGCACTAGCAAGGTATTTGAAGCGAATAAAAAGAACCTCTTGTCTGGAACAGTAAAGCAATTCTTCACCAATGATGACGGAGCCACTTGGCTTACAAACGCTCCTGCTTTTGATAATATTATCAATGGGAGAGATGTCCCATATCCCCTAGGGCAAGTTACTTTATGGACTTACCCAACACCCGCTAACCCATATGTACTGGCTAATAATGCTGTAGTGATTGGTGAGCTTGGTGATGTGTTTGCTAGTAACTACTTCGGAGACCCTTATGGTGCAAGCCTTAATAACGCACTCCTAGGTAAAGTCGCCATAGGAACCACTGCACCCACATTACTGTATGGCAACAAGTTACGTAATTACGTACTAGTGAACGGGTATTTAGATGGCTACAGTCTCTACCCAACAGAGCATGAAGGTATACCTATTGGCATGGGGAATGCTGGAGCGACTGCACCAACAGTAAAAACCTTCCCGTACATCACATCTGAGAACTCACAGTATTATTTGCAGTGGGTTTATAAAGAGATGATTTGGGATACTGCGTTGGATAATAGCGCAGAGTTTAATATTAAGTCGGAGACTAATACAGTGTGGGTTGTAGGGGATTACTACCACATTACGGACGGGCCATTCCGAGGTCACTGGTATTGCGTTTATGACCCCAACACCGCACTAACTAACGCAATATTTTCAGAAGTAAATGGAAACTTAATAGGTTCAAATGGGTTTGTCTACTTTAAACGTTGGGACGGTAACGGCTTCGGTGATGACAACAAGTTCAACATCGTAAGCGGTGAATCAACAGTATTGGACGACAACGGTAACGCAGTACTAATAGGTCAGAAACGAGTGGCACTACCATTCTTCACAGGAAAATCATAATGATTGAATATAATACACTACTAGAAGTCCCCGTAGAAATACGGGAGTTTTACGAAGAAGTTACTGTTAGTGAGCGAACGGGTGAGCAAGTATCTGAAACATTTACTTATACTGATGAAGAGGGGGTAGAGCAATCTGGTTCACGTCTAGTAAGCGAGTATGCAGACGTTCTTTATATTAAAGAGTTACCTACTCCTGAGACTAAATCTAAGGCTGATTTAGAGCGTGTAATCTCATTATCTAAACCATCACGTGTAATTGACGCTTTTGTAGCTATGGTAGCCGCAGGAGAACAGCTAGAGTGGTTTAATGAATATAAAGATTATCTTGTTGCTGTTCAAGAACGATTAGAGTTAATAGCTAATTATGTTCCTGAGTTGGATGAAGATGGTGTTGAAATTCCTTTGGAAGAACCTGATGAGTTAGTAGCTCCTACTAGACCTGTTATACAAGACCTAGTAGCTATGAAAGCTAAAAGAGATAACGCAGCAGCACTTGCATCGTTTAAGTCTAGTAGACAAGTTCTAATAGACAACGCTGTCGTTGATGCTAATGGGTTTCAGTTTGATGCTGATGAAATATCAATCGGACGTATGGCAAGTGCAATACTAGCAGCCATTGCAGAAGAAGATACTTTTTCAATGTCGTGGTCTTTAGCAGATACAAGCACAGGTGTTATGACAGATGTAACACTAGCCGATGTAAAACTAGCACATCAACTAGCCGTATTGAATATGGCTGCAGTGTGGGGCGTTGTGTAAACAATAACTCCAAACAGCAAAAAGCCGAGCTATATGCTCGGCTTTTTTATTTATGATTCCATGCTGGCTTCAATAAACTCTTTTAACCCTTGTACCGTTTCTACTTTAGCAGTAGTACATAGATTTAACAACGCTGACTCCATATGTTTAATCCTAGTTTCATATGAGGCTATCATATCAAAATATATACCCTTTAATCGTAACTCTTCATTAACTTGTGCTTCCAAAACCGCCCTCTCCTCTTTCTGTCTCATCTAGTGTAGTTACAATGTTTATTGGTAACGTTACTACTGGGACTACTATCATTTGAAATAACCTGTCGTATTTATACAACATAGCCGTACTTGTGCCTGTATTTTTTACGTTGAGCATAATTTCTCCGCGATAATCTGAATCTATCCAACCCATCGTGTTAGCTAGACCTAGCCCTAATTTTCCGGTACTAGATCTGGGAGAAATTATTCCAGCGTATCCTAAAGGTATGGCAACCTTTACTCCCGTACCTATCATACGAGATGTCCCTGGTGTTATTGAAGCGTCATAAGATAAATATAAATCATATCCCGCCGACCCCAGAGTCCCTATTGTAGGGGTAAGTTTTTCTTCATTAACTACGATATTTAGCACAAAATGTCTCCATAGTTTTTATATTTTTAAGGCAAGGAAACGCTATAGCGTCCTCACAGAAAGAAACAAGATCTATAAGTTTATAGTTTTTAAGTATTAAGTCTGCGCTTGCATTTATATTCTGTATAAACTTTTGAGATCCCTCTAAAGGAATCTGATCGTGTATATCGAAAGCAGAACCATATTCTCTAACTAGATTATAAGCTCTTTTTATGCCCACACCTTCTACTCCAGGAATGCTGTCTCCAGTATCTCCTTGTAGCACTTTTATACTTAGGAATTGTTCTGCGGAATCACATGAATGATCGTCGTAGAAACACTCGTTAATATATTCTTTTCTAGTAATGAAAGAGAAACGACTAACATTATCTGCTAATAATAAATCCCAATCCGCGTCAGAACTTATTAACCACGTATGCTCAAAGCTGCTGCTTAATTCTCTAACTAAATAAGCGGCCAAATCATCTGCTTCTACGTACTCTAACCTAATCAGAGAATATTTAGTAGCGGCCAACTCTAGGGCTTTTTCATATCCCTCAAAGAATAATTTTACTTGTTCTTTTTCTTCTTCTGTTTGAGTAACGTATTTTGCTTTCCTACCTTCTTTATACCCAGGATCAATATTTTTCCTATACTTTGAGTACTTCAGATCTGCCGTTAAAATAACTTCTCTAGCCCCATAAGAGCTTGCAAAGGAATCTATAGTTTTAAGAAAATCTACTGCAAAATCTGTAGAACCTCGCTGTTTAAATCTAAACGCAAAGTTCATACAATCTATTATAAGTAAATTCTCCAAAGGCACAGAGTTTACTACTTGATCTAACTCTAGTATACTTTTCATTTTATTATTAACTCACTTATATCTTTTTTAGCCAACCACTCAGTAAATAGGTAAATAGATCCTGAGATCTCAGTATCCCCTAAACTTGATTGAAGTTGCATAAAATTAAGGTCTGGCAGGCTCTCTTCTATTAAGATTAAAGGCTTACCTCTATCTTTCTTAAAAACTAACGCAGGGATTCTGTTCATTTGTTTTGCTTCTCTAACACATTGATCCCACCAACCATATATATTGTTGGACTTAGCAGATAGTAAGTTTTCTTGGATAACTGTGTCTTTAAAAGACTTTAACTCGAAACAATGGTAGTAGTGGTTAGTTAAACAATATAAGTCTCCTTTCATACTACCACCACCGGATAGGGGAACTCTGTCCCATTTTACTCCTGTTTTCTCTGTTAAGAGGTCTCTTATAGCGTACTCAAAACGCGAACCTTTTTGGCTTTGAGCACTACTCATCTAATTTTAACCTTGATATTTTATTCTCCTTAATGACGTTCAGTCTAGAAGCAAGCGGGTGAGTATACCCATGACTTACTACTATTGTATTTAAATTTTCTTCGCTTAAAAGCAAATTAATCAATGTATCTTTACTTTCTGGGTCTAGTACGGCGACCACTTCATCTAAGAATAATAAATTTATATCAATTTTAGATATAGAAGTCAACATCTTTCTTACGGCCAACAATGTTGCGGTATTTACTTTGTTAAACTCTCCGCTCGATATAGACTTAATATCCATATCAACGCTATCAGATCTTAGATTAATTTGAAGCTTGGTCTCGTCCATTACGAACTTAAGAGTAAACTCCCCATCAGAAAGAACTTGTAAATATTCATTAATGAGTTCTTCGAATACTTTTACTAAAGATTCGATTTTATAAGCTATAAGACCTTTACTGCCCATAGAAGCTACTAACGTCTCGAGTCTGGCACATAACACGCTAGACTCCATAAGTTTTGTACTCTCTATTTTAAGTTTGGCCTGGTTATCTTTTAATTGAGCTTGTTTAATCTCTACTAAGTTGTTTGTGCGTATAGCAGCATCCCTTAAATCTATGCTATCTTGCATTTTAGAGTTTAGGTCTGCAATCTCAGCAGTTACTACTTTAATTTCTGCAACTAAAGTATCAGCAATAAGATATTCCGCAGAAACCGTAGGATCGTACCTACCACGCAACACTGCTAGTTCTTTGGTATAAGTTTCGTACTTATCTATTAAACTGTTGTGTGTTGTAGCTATTTTTATATAATCTTTTAACTTTTTCTCTTCTATGCTGTTAGAAACTAATTCGGCTTCTATATCTGCTATGCGTTGTAAAGTATCGGATATGTCCACTGGTTGTTTGCATGTAGGGCAAGTATCTTTAGCTAATTCTAACTTATATAGTTCAGAATGTAGTGCTGCGCTGATTCTACCATGTCCTTGGTATTGTATCTCTTCTCTAGAAATATGCGTAAGTTTTGTACTTATAGGTTCTACTACAAGATCCAAAGCGTCTAACTCTGCTTTCGCTTTATTGTTAGACTCTATGGCTTTATTCCTAGTTTTTATGTCAGCTAGTTCTGCTTTCTTTGTAGCCTGTAGGGTATACAACGCCTCTGTATTAATATCTTCTAGTTCAGGAACTTCTACCACAGTAGGTATAGTGCCTTGAGATTTTATAATAGAGTTTATAGTATTGACTGAGCTTTCCGCCCCAATCAACAGAGTTTTGTTAGCTTTTAGATTATCTTTAAGAATCAATTCTTTAGCAACATATTTTTCCAGTCCTAATAGTGATATTAGAAACTTTTTTCTAGTACTATCTGTAGCACTTATAAAATCTAAACTACTAACCATAGATTGATATACTATCTTAGTAAAAGTCATGAAGTCCACCCCAAAGATTTCTTCCATAGATTTGTATGTTTGAGTAGTAGTATGCCCAGAAATATCTTCATCATTTTTGTGTAATGTAACTTTTGTTGTGCTACCTACGGTCTTGTCTATAACGTATTGATCTACGTCTACAGTAAAACGGATTTTGATATTATATGTCGGTTTTGTACTAAACTTATTAAGTAGGTCGCCTTTCTTAATTCCTTTAGAGTTTTTGTTAAACAACCCTTCTTCTAGTATGATAGGAATAGACGACTTACCTGCGCCATTACTCCCAATAAGTTGAGTAACGGCAGACTTATTGAAGTGTACCTCATTGCTATCTCCATAGCTTAATATGTTACTGAACTCCATACTATTTATACTAATCATGCAATACTACCTTTTTAAATAAATCTATATATTCTGGGATACTAGCTGTATCTATCTTCTTAATCTGCTCTAGGTAAACTGATAGTTCTTGTACGATATTTCCGGACATAGCTAATGTGCTAGGACTACTAATATTCTTCGTAATTTTCTTACTTAATAACTCAGTACCTTTGATTCCCGCTAATTCTTCTAAGTTACCTTCAATCTCATAGATTGTGTGATCAACTTCTGTAGGTACTATCTCTTTTTCACTAGTTACAGTCGTTCGAATAAGCTGAGGGAGATCTAGTTCCACCCAATCATAGCATCCTGTATTAGTATCAATAACAAAGTAGCCATTTGAACCTGTAGTTTTATTCCTATGGAAAGAAGTCGTAAAAGGACTACCCGGATATAGCAGGTTTAGTTGTGAATTTTTGTATGAATGTAAATCACCCGCAAAAACACACTCATAACTTTCGTACTTAGATAAATCTATCTCAGGTTCTACGTGTGGAGGAATTTCTCCCCTCACGTGGGTAACTGCTATCTTGCTGTTAGTTTTAGGCCAAGTGTCTTTTAGAATATTGTAGGGTATATAATCTACACCGTCAATAGTATCAAACTCTCTTACAACAGAAAACCCAACAGAGTTAAGCATATTTGTTACATAAGAAAAACAATCTTTAGTCTTAGTAACCATCTCGTGGTTGCCTGGTATAATATACCCCCCAAGATCTATTGCCTCTAAGAAGTCATACATTAAACCAACCTCTTCTATAGAAGGTTTAGCTACGTCCAGTAGGTCTCCACCTATTACAACGTAATCAGCACCCTCAACCTTATTGATGCTTTCAGCTAGTTGTACAGTTCTATTATACTGCCAATCTCTAGGTACATTTTTTTGCCCTAGTTTAATGTGAATATCTGCTATAAATATAATTTTCATTTAATACCTAAAAGTAAAGGCGGCATAATAGCCGCCTTTTATTTAACTTAATTCGTTCATTGCTTCATCTTGAGAAGCAGAACCTTCACTTTCTTCAGCATCTACTTCACCATTGACATGTTTAGTCAATCTAGCAGATAGTGCAGCGTAAGTTTCTACTGGAAACAACTCTTCCATTGACTTAAGCTCTGCTAACTTAGCTAAGTGCTCATCTTCTAGAGGAGATGACTTACACTTTAACTGTTGCAGGGAGTATTCTACATTATATGCTAGAGGGCCAGTCTTGGCTCTAGTAACAGTAAGCCACATACCAGTATCTAGATCTGTAGGATCTACTTCTAGCTGTTGTGCTACTGAAATAATATCTGTAAGAATACCCTTTTTAAGTTGTAATATTTCTACAGCTCCCGTAGCGGCATTGATGACACGGCATTTGTAAGACCACTGACATCTAAGAGGCTCACCCTTTGCGTCTGATAATTTCATATCTGAGATAGGGCAGGGTCTAGTGTTAACAAACTTTTCTGTATTTCTATCGAATTGTAAAGCTTCAAAAGGCAAGTCTTTACCCTCAGCTCCTTTAACCCAATATGTATACATACAAATTATAGAGTCAGGTAAGATACGGAAAGTATTCGCACCGTCTACTAGCTTCATATATTTGATGTTTGATTTTTTAGCGCCGCCGTTTAATTTATTGAACTGTATAGCCATTTTTATTTTTCCTTTAGAAATATTATTTGTGTATCGGTTATTTGAATTAGTGGATTTTCTTTGACTATAGTTAAGGGAACCCAACTGGGTAGACTGCCTAGGCTTAGGTCTGTTATTCCTTGAAACTTATAATCTTCATAGCTACGTAAGGCACAGATACCTAAGTATTCTGCTTTCTGCCTGTCTGTAAGCCAAAAGCTTGCCACTATAGCTTTTGGGTTAACTATAAAATTCGGTCCTGTACTCCATTCTTTATAATAGTCTAGCATCTGAGCAGGTCTGCCGTGTGCTAGTATGAATATTTTTTCATAATCAAAACGTTTCACTTAGTTGCTTTTCCTCGATTTAACTATTATACAAGAATTTTACGTTTTTGTCAAAACAAACTTTAAATTATTTATCTTACTTGTTTTCCTGTTTCTCGATTTATGTAGTATATAAAAATTATAGCTTTTTGTCAAAGTATTTTTTAATTTATTTGATGCTTCCCATACTCTTTATTTCCCAGCCCTTATTAATGTAGAATCTTTTTCTGGTATTCTTTTGTCTATTGCCAGTGCTACCGCCCAACCCTATATCAACTACTATCGGAGTTTTCTTGCCCTCAGCCTGTCTCTGTATCCTACCTATTATCTGCTCCAGTAAAGGGTCATTACTTATAGGGGTTGCTAGTATTACACAAGATAATTCACTAACCGAAAAACCTTCTGAAAATATAGATTGAGTGCCCCAGAGCCCTTTAGCAATAGAGTCTTTCTTACCTATCTCGTCTAGTATTTTATCTCTATCTCCAATACTTCCCGTAATAAGCAGTGTCCTATCTTCGGTAAGCTTGTGTAGCTCTTCTAGTATAAAAGTTCTATCGAATAATACTAGTATTTTGTGCCCAGCATCCATGTATAGGTTTGCTAAGTTTAATATCTCAGTTTTATAGGAATGTGTAGAATACAGCTTATTTATTTGATTAGCCCAGGGAATAAATTCGTTTGAGCTAATGCTAGAAGCACTTTCCCATAGGTGTATCGCAGGACTCATTCTGTTTTCATCTTTACCTATAAACACGTTAGTACTAAAGTAATCTGGAAGAACACAGTGCAACCCATCCTTTCTTAATAATGTGCCAGATAAGCCAACTTTGTGCTCTGCTCTGAATGCGTCTATAGTATCTGTGAACGTTTTAGCAGGACAACGATGTACTTCATCTACAATAACTAAACCAAACTCATTGGCTAGCTCGGTCGCTTTTTTCCTGACGGTCTGTATGTTTCCAACTGTTATGGGCGCATCAAAATTCAGTTTACCACCACCAATAACCCCACACTTAATCCCAAACCACTTCTCTACTTCTTTTATCCACATATCTCTTATGATAGTGGTTGTGGTTATTATAAGTGTTTTTTGCTGGAACTTGTGCGCTATGCCCAAACCCGCTATAGTTTTACCCCAACCAGGTTTAGCATTAACTAATCCAGAAGTTTCTATAAAATCAATTGCAGCCTGTTGATCTTCTCTAGGCTCGAATGAAGGCTTGGGTATACTGGCAGGAGTCTTTGCTCGTTTGTCTACTATTTCATAGTCTTCCGGTATTAGATCTAGCCTACCCGAGGGTATGGATACAATTGAATCAGTTACTTTAATAATATTATTTATAACTAAAGGGTACGGAGATACAGGCATCTGACTTAGTTTATATACTAAATTATCATTTAGTACGGTACGTAGCTCCGACTTTAGCTCGCAATTCAAATATATTCTATTTGATACTACGGCTTTGTTTTTCATAGTTTTCTCCTAGTATTTGGTACTTTAGTATCTGTAAAATCATAAATTATGTCTACATTTTTAAATCGTACCACTCTAGCGTATGAAGCTTCGGTTGGGTAAGACTTAAATACTGTTTCGTATCCCTGTACTTTTAACAGCATGTTGCCGTCTGATGTTATTTCTCTGTACGTTATAAGTTTACATATTATTTTATGAAATTTTGTTGGTTTCCAGCGTATCAGGTTACCTTTAGCATCAATAAAGTTACGGTACTTATTAGATACAATACCAGATAGTGTATCTATTTTTTTATTCAATGGATATAATTTGTATGGTAGATCTAGTCCTAGAAGCAAAATCCTCCTTTTACTGTAGGAGGATTGCACTAGCTCTTTGTCTACAAAATCTAATATAAACCTACTCTTGGCAGTTTGTACTACTTTGTACTCATTTTCTTCAAACAATAAATGGTAAGGTCTTAAAGCGTACACTGGGAAGTGTATCATGCGGCAGCTAGTTCTGGGAACATTTTAACTAACTTACCACAAGAATAATCTTCAGAGCCGCCTGGTTCGGAATCTTCCTCTACTCCTACTGGACAATCACTAATAGAACAACCTCTGTCTATCTGAATAAATCTAGTTATTAGTTTTATATAACTTTCAACTTCTTCCTCTTTAACTACTGCTACAACGGAGTCATGTACTAAGGCAAATATCTGAGCATCCATACCTATACGCAAAATCTCTTCATCAGCACCAACAGCACCTAGTAATAAATGGTCAGAACTTACAGATTGTATCACAGCATTAAAGCCAGAACGCACCTCACCGGCTGCTACTCCTTTGTCAATAGAATTGACGTTATGTAATCTTCTCTTTCTGCCAAAGAAGTTGTAAACGTAACCTTTAGATTTAATTTCTCTATGAGTAGAATCAATCCAACGTTTAAGCTTCGCAAATTTAGTAAAGTAATCCGCAATATATTCTTTTGCATCATCCAAAGTACAGGTTTGTGCTTGCCCTTCCTCCGCAAATGCTAGGTTGACTGATTCTGCTACCTTGGCTGGGCCACTACCGTATAAAATACCGAATGTGATAGCTTTTGCTGCCTGTCTAAGAGCTGGGTATAGCTTTTTAACTTCTGCAGGAGTACATTTAAGGTTGAATACCATGTGTGCAACACTAGAGTGAAAGTCAGGATATTTCTTAGGATCACGTTTCATGTCAATAAAGATTTGTTTCATATTAGTATCATTGGATAATACAGCAGCGTAATATACTTCTGCAGTACTTAGATCCACTGCTACTATCTTGTAGCCTTCTGGTGCTTTGACACAACCTTTAATAATTGGATTGTCTCTGGGTAGTTGCTGCATATTAAATTTACCAGAAGAACTCAATCGACCAGAAGTTGTGCTAGTAAGGTTGAAGCCTGTCCTGACTCTAGAGTCTTTGTCTATAACTGGAAGCAACTTATCAATGTATGTGTTTTTCAGTTTGGTTTTCTGTCGTACTTCTAGTATTAGTCCCGGTAACTTATGTTGCTCTGACAATTCTTTTAGAACTTCTGAGTCTGTAGAAATAGCACCAGTCTTTGTCAATTTACCTGTCGGTTTTAAACTTAATAAATCAAACAATAAAATACGCAACTGTTTAACAGAACCTGGAAGGAACACATCACCCTGCATACTTTCTAAGGCATGCACTTCTGGATATGAGTATAGTTCTTTCTCAAGTATATCTAACTCATCCGTTAATAACTTCTTTCCAAGCACTAGCCTAGATTTAGAAATTGGTATACCTCTGTTTTCCATTTTAGTTAAAAAATGTAGCGCTGGAAGCATTAAGGTATTGTAGCAATTAAATAAACGGGGATTGCTCTCAAGTACTGGCTGAAACTTATTGTATATAGCCATAGTAGCATCAGTATCTTTGGCAGCATATATTTTGATAACATCCCAAGGAAACAAATCATAAGAAAAATCTGCCAAACCTATGCTATGTTCAGTACAATATGCACGTCTATACTCATCTAGTTCTCTATCGTAATCTCCAAGAGTACCATATTTCATAGTTAAAGACTTCAACCCGTGAGTACCCTGTCTTTCATCTAACAAGTAGTGCATAATCATTGTATCTTGTATGTTTCTACCAATAAAGTTGAGGTTGAGGTGATAGGTTAGAAAGTGCATATCAAACTTGGCGTTATGCAATACTACTGCTCTAGTATCTAATAGGTTTTGCATTAATGCGATACATTCTTCGTCTACACAATCTGCGTGTGCGTATACGCCTTGGTCTATTTTATGAGACAAAGAAATCCCAAGCAAATATCCGTCCCTGCAAGAAAGAGCAGAGGTTTCTGTATCTAAAGCTATAACAGGATAGTTTCCATCTACTAGCTTTTGTAAATAAGTTTTAAATCCAGAAGTTTCTTGGTAGAACTCATAGGTTCCTTCAAACGCTCGCTGGTTAGTACCGGACACAATAGCGTGAATGTTTAATACTGTAGCATCAAACACTGGTTTTGTTTCTGGTTTAAAAGCTAAAGCAGCAGGGCTGATAGAAGCTATGAAATTAGTTTCTCCTTTCTTGCCTGGGGCTATTTTGCCCGAATAATCAGTAACTGCTGTGGCTTTGGTAAACATTTTCAATGCTTCCGAGCCTACCAAAATTACCCAATCGTAAGCCTCTGGACAAAATCCAGATGGGTTAGCTTCGTGTTCTGCTAGTGATTGTATATTTAAATCTACGTCGCGCACAAGTACTTTAGACTGCTTTGTGCTACATAGATTAATAACATCGACACTACCTAGTTGATACATCTTTTCGTAATTAACGTTAGACGGACATTTCTGTACAACTGCTATTTTTATCATTTAATCTTTTCCTTATTTCTTAGTTAACAGTATTATACTTTATATTCCATCTTTTGTCAAATACTTTCTTATACTAATTAAGTGCTCATCGGTTAGTGTCGCAGGGTCTTCCCCATCTTCTAAAGGCAACTCTTCAACTATTACATCTGTTTGTTGTTTAAGCATTTTTGCAATGTTAGTGGAGGCACTGCGACCTGCGTTGTCCCCGTCTAATAATAAGTATACTGTATCTATTCCCATCAGTAAGAAGGGGGTTATTTTTTCTAGTATAGTATCGTATGTAACACTTTTAGTGCCAAAAATACTGACGGCATTTGTTATACCTTTTCCGTGTAAAAATAATGCGTCCATTAATCCTTCTACTAACACAATGGAGTTGCCGAGTGGCGTAATTCTAGGTGGGCTAGGGTACCAGGGGAAAGACACTCCCGCAGGGTAAGCTAAATATTTAGGGCTAATTTTAGAGTTTATAAATCTACCTTGAAAACCTACGGTAACTTCTCTATTATCTTTTATAGGGAATACTATCCTACCTTCCATCCCTATTTTGTCTGTTTTAAATGCTTCGAATTTTTTAATAACATCTGCTGGTATGTCTCTGTAAGGTTCATACATAAAAAAAGCATCTGTAGGTAGAGTAAACCCCGCCCAAGATGCCATCCGTAGATCTGTAATAGATTCTTTTATTGCAGTAATTCTAGCAGAAAATATATTTCTATATCGGTTAAACCTAGTAAATACATTTCCTTTATAACCACAACCGAAGCAATGATATGCTCCGGTTTCTCTACTTATTCTCATAGAGGGGTTTTCGTCGTCATGCTCTGTGTTAAAGCATGTAACTAATAAGTCTTTCCCTTTCGAGAAAAACGTTACCTCTTTTTCAGTTAATAATTTTTCTACTTCTGTCATATTTCCAATCCTTCAATAGGTTTACCGGAACCCACACTGTCTTCGTCATCTTCTACATCGAGCACCACAGGTCTAGGGTCTATTGTAAGAGTCTTCCAATCCATATGCATCAAGTATTTTCCAGTATCGTTAGCCGACCTAGCTTTGGATGTATTCAAACCTAGCAGCCCTGATTCTTTATCAGCCACTTCTAGTATTTGAGCAACGTCTGCGGCATCTAGTATACCTTTAGCGAATCTAGCCACTCCGGTATCATCAATTTGATATGGACTGACGATACATATGTTATTTTTTCTAGCACAAGTCTTCAGAGTCTTTGATATAACTATTTGAGGCTTCCAATCATACATGTCAGTGTTACCGTCTAGTATTACCTGGTTAACATAATCTACTACAACCAAAGCCAGTTTATCTCCGTATTTTGATTTAATACTAGAAATTTTAGAATCTATAGACCCTACGCTAAGTTGTCTGTCGTCTACTATTATTATACGACCTTCTTCTTTCTCTTTACATTCTCTATACAATACGTCCTGAAATTCTACTAAGTCTAGTTTAGGGGCTACAGTTAAATAGTCCGTTAGACAGGCTTCACCATTATCGAAAAGAGAAGCTAATGTTTGCGCTAATAATTTATTTTCTGCGTCTGTTGTTGTTTTCTTTTTTATGTTCCCATAAGGTACTTGAGACAATATACAGAGTATCCTTTCCATAGTCGCGTGTGCTCCATCTTCTATGGTAAAATATACTGATACATTTTTTTGTTTGTGTTGTTGTGCAATTAAATTAGCACACGTAATAGACTTTCCGCTACCTCGCTTACCACCTAACAAAACTAAGTCTTGCCTATAATAGCCGCCTGCTTCATGATCCCATTCATCGCAAATACCTGAGTATATTCTGTCTAACTGAGCGTCTTCTGCTGAACAGAATAGTTTCAAATCAGAAATAGTATAAACTACTTCGGAAGAACTAATTTTGTCTTCCATTTTTATTGGTAAAGCTGATATTTGTTCAATAAGCTCATGACGATCCATGTTAGAAATACTTTCTAGTAGACCCTCAAATAAATCTAACGCAGTGTTTTGTGCGTATTGATTAGCTAGCTCTTCTATGGCTACTTGTATATCAATGTTGTCGCAGTCTATCAGAGCTATAGATGCTAGTGCAGAAAGTAACTTCTTATCACGACTTCTATATACTTCTAGTTCACCAATGCTAGGAACAAATCCTTTATCTAAATAAAAGTCTTTTATAGTTTTAGCTACTGTTTTAAAAGAACTGCTGAAGTAGTCTTGGTTTAGTTCTGAAAAGTAAGTTAATGCGACGTCTTTGTCTTGTTCTTGTAATAGAAGGGATAACGTTACTCCTTCTATATTCATCTAAAGCACTCTCGGGGAGTGAAATATATTCATTAGTACCCCCTTAATTTAGAGACAAAAAAGGGCGGCGAAGTGCCACCCTTAGAAGTTTACTTTAGCTTACGCGTCTTTGTTATCTAGCTTTTCTCTACGACCTTCGCCGTCATAGTCTACACAACTTAAACCTCTGCGGCTTAACATAGATTTAACACCACGAGAAGTTTTACCAATAGCTTCTGCGATTTGATCTACAGTAGATTCTGCAACATTAATTTCAACCAACAAATCTACAGGCTCTTTAGCTTGGCTATTGGCTTGCTTAGGCATTGCGTCAATCTCTTTAGCACGTAAAAGGCTAAGAGCTTTACCACGAATACTAGTGATAGGTTTGTTGAAAGCTTCAGCGATAGCTTCGATAGTAGCACCTTGAGAGATAAGAGAGACTAATTCTGCTTCTTCTTCTGGAGAATACTTACGAGGTGCTACTTTCTTTTCTGCTTTACGTACAGAACCAAACAATTCCATATTAAGTAACTTACCCTGTACTTGCTTAGCGTTGAATGTGCCCTCTTGGAACAATTCTGCGATTTCTACATAAGTATACTGACCGGCGTTAGAAGTAACAAAGTCACCCAAAGCTGATTCTTGCTCTGGTGTCCAAGCTGGTGCTTTACCCGCTGCTTTATCTACTTCGAAATCTAGCTTACGTAGTTTAGCTCCAACTGAGCGTGCGCTTGTACCCATTTCGTCTGCAATAGTTACCAAGTCTGCTTGAGAGACTACGCCTGTTCCAGCTAGTGATACTAATTTTGCGGTGTTTTCTTCGTTCCAACTAATTTTATTTGTCATATTTTTCCTCTAGAATTTTTATTGTGGTTATAGTCAATCCATAACCTACGGCTTTTTTATATGAAGATGAAGAAGTATTCCCATCTTCGCTTATTAGATATTTTACTTGTTTTGTGACGCCAGACTTAATTTGGAAACCTAGAGAAGATAAGTAATCTGCTGCTGCGGTTCTGTTGTTAAAATCTGTAAGTTTACCTGTAATACATACGGTAGGTAGTACGCTATCAGAGGGGGCTGTCTTAGGAAGTACTTTAGAAAAATGTACTTCCCAGAAAGCTTTGTAATCTTCCCACTCTGTGTCAATCCATAGTACTAAGTTAGATGCTGCTATGTTCCCGAGACCCTGCTTTTTGCACATATCATATGTAATATTCGCTATAGAGTCGAAGTTTAGTTTTCGCATTGCCCCATCCCCAATTAGAGGAATTGAACAAGCAGCTAAAAAGTCATTAGGAGAAATTCCTAAATCTAGTCTGTTTTTAACAACTTCTACTAACTTTGTAGCCATATGTGCTGAGAGGCCATTAGCTTCTAAATCACTAGCTGTTAATTTTATTAAGTCATTAAAATTTGATAGCTTTAGCTTGTCTAAAGTAGACGCACCAAAACCTTTTATCTTTAATTTTTTACAAAAGTTTTGCAACTTCTTTGAATACTGTGCAACACACTCTTTAGTGTTTAAACAAAACAACTGTGCATTTACTCTTGTTAGGTCAGATCCACAAGAAGGACACTGTGTCGGAGCTATTATTTTCATCTCTTTCCTCAATTTCTGAATCTATTATAGACGTAACTTTGCAAAATTGCAAGTGTTTTTTTAAACTTTTTAAAGGTAATACCGCTCAATCCAGTCTTCCGATAATAGAGGGGATTATCTCACCCGCTCTAATGACTTTTACCGTACAACCTATCTCTAGATTTAGGGCTTCAATGTATTCTATATTATTAAGGGTAGCCCGACTTACATTGGCTTCTCCTATAAGAACAGGCTCAAGTATAGCGATTGGAGTTACTTTGCCAGATTTTCCAGTATTCCACTCAACTGATATAAGAGTAGTAGTCACATATTCTTGCTCTTCCTTGTGCGCATATGCACCTCGTGGAAACTTATCTGTAAAACCCATATGATTGAAAACAGAGTTGCTGTCTAGCCTAAGCACAGTGCCGTCGGTTGGATACTCACCTAAGTCAGAAGTTACAACATCAAAACCAAGATTGATCAGAGTTTCTAGATCTTTAGTATAAGTATCTTCTAAACCCCAAATGTTACATCTAGCTTGAGCATTATAAGCTATAAATCTCATACTACCGGCGTCTCTGCGTTGAATAAAGGATATTTCATTCAGTTGCTTTAGCGCACCACTAGCATAATTTCTGCTATTATCAACAGTAGATAAAGCTACAACTTCTCCAGTTATTTGTAATAAAGGCTCATCGGTTTCTAACTTATGAGGAACACCACGTAAAAGCTTAGCGTTTCTAGTAATACAAGCACCCTTGATACCGTCACCGCGTGTAAGTGCACGAACTAGAATACCTTTGACGTAAGTAAGTGCTACGGCTGCTCCGTCCAGTTTTACGGATGCTACTAAGTTACCTGAAACAGGTGGAGTACCATCTTTGTCGTAGTGCTTTTTTAAAGAAAACATACGATAAGCATGTGGCACATCGCCCAGACCTAGGATCATTTGTCCATGAATCTGTTCTACTGCGTCATACTCTTCATTAGTAATCTCAGGAGTACCATTATAGTACTGCTCACTCCAATATTTCAACTGTTTGGCTATTTGTAGCATTCCTAACCTCTTCTATAACTTCGTCAAGCACTTCAGCAGTACTAAGTGTACTTTTTAGTGCATTATACAACCTGGATGTAGTATGTAAACTATAAGGTAGAGTCACTCCGTTTTTTGACGGGGCATACTCTCCTTCAAAATTCATATACCACTCACGTATACCCATATAAGTTTTATCTCTAAAAGTAGAAATAGTAAATCTATACTGTATACCTTTCGCTTCGTTTTCTATGATAATATGTTCTGCTACATCGGTAAACCCTTTGTAGGAGTCATTATCAGACATAATTTTTTAATACGCTAGATAGTGGTGTCATTTGTTTAATACTTGAGTATTTAATAACTAAAGGACGATGGTATCGCCAGTTCCACAATAAAATCTCATCATCTTTAGGTTTGATATATTTAATTCTAGGTAACATATAATCCTCTGTAACCTCGGCAGTACATATACCGTATGTTACAGAGTCTTGGTTTTTATAGTACATGTAAAAGTCGCCCATAGAGGCGGCTTTCTTTTCGAAAACCGCTTTTAACATATTAACTCCCTGTAGCTTGTAAAAGAATACCAGCAAAGTATTGAGCTGCTTTACCTGTCATTTTGCCTAGAATATCTTCGTCTAAAGACTCTGGGCTTTCAGTTGCTTGAAGAATCAAGTTTCGTAAAGTCTGGATAGCTTCTGCCTTATTTACTCTAGTACCGCCAGTTCCTGTAGCAGGAGTGGTAGATTTTGATTTTGCTGGTGTGGCTTTAATATAAACACCTGCTGAAGATAACATTTGGCGAACACCGTTTGGAGTCTCACCGTGAGTATCTGCTAAGTCTTTTACTACTTCTACTGAAGATTTAGCTCTATCTTCGTCAGTAGTATACTCAGTTTCCATAGTGGTTACATAAGAATCTACTACTAGTTTACGTTTTTCGTCTGTCCAAGCCATTTTATATTTTCCTGTTTTGTTATTAGTGAAAGGTTATTATACGTTGATTTTGACTTATTGTCAATTTGTTTTTTAATCTTTGTTAGCCTTAGTTTTCTTATTAGCCTCTAGCAGCGTTTTATTGATTAGATGTTTTATCTCTTCAGTGCTTAGGATTTCTGGGCTTAGTTTACCTAGATGTACTCCGATAGCTTCTAAATGAGCTAGATTGCCTAGTTCGCAAGATGCTTGATATGCGTACTGCATAATACCCTCTCCCCAAACTCTGATACGATAAGCATTGCCAAACAACGACATAACTTTTGCTATGCAATTGTATTTAGCCGACCAAACAAACTGTCCTATATCAAAAGAATCAGACATACACTCTTCTGGAAGAAGCGGGGGACTTAGTTGATCAATCTTAGTATGAGTTCTAATTAGCGCACCATTTTTGACAAGATGATGCTTTATGGTATCAGCACTTCTATAGTAGATCTCTGATAATTCTTGCATAGAATAGCCACTCAAATGGTCTGAGATTATCTCAGCGAGTTCTTGAGAAGTAACCGCTTGTTTACGCTTTTTAGCGCGAATTTCTTTATCTACACGAAGTTTATTATCATACTCCTCAAGCAAAGCTTCCATTGTTTTATTGTTGGATACTCCTAATATATCGCAAGCACCTTTCTTAGTGCCACCACCGTCAAGCCATAGCTTTGCTCTTAGTATTACATCTTCTGGTATATTCTTTCTACGTGCCATGTTTATCTCTTTTCTCAATTTCTAAAAACATATTATAACAACAATTCAGCTTTTGTGCAAGCTATTTTTTTCTTAAAATTAGCTATGTAAGCCTCATAGTTACTGTGTAGTTTGCGAGGGACGGGAAGCAGTTCAAAATACTCAAAATTTTCCGCTATGTAGTGCGGCAATATTCGAGATAGATTATGAAAAGCACCCTCCGTTTTTGGTATCGGTCTTGGTGGGGTTTTAAAGTAATTCATTAATTGTCTCCGTTGATTCTCTAAGTTCTGGTGGTAAAATTATTCCATCGGTGTACTCACAGTACTTTGTATACCATTCTAGTAAATTAGAAGATGTTTTCTTAACGCCACACCTACTAAGTATCTGTTTAGTTTTATTGATCCCACTTTGAGAGTTTATTCCCTGCAAAGAACCACCTACAGCCAAGTAAAACTCATTCGGTCTACTTCTCAAAGCAATCAGTAGGTTTTCTACGCTAGCCGACAGAATTTCTTTTCCAAAAGATTTATATAACTTATGAAAGTATTCAGCGCATTTATCTGGTTTTTCTTTAAGAAAACACGCCACATCATCCCAAGCTAACTCGTCTACATCATAAAAGAATTTTATCTTCTCTTTCATTTCATAGGCATCGTTATGTCGTGCTTGCGATACACTTTCTTTGGCGTTTAATATAGCCATTATTCTTTCTATCAAGTATTCTTCTTTATCTACAGCTTCTTTGGGATTATCGTAAGGAACGTCTATAACTTCTACTGTAGCACCAGACTCTACCAAATAGTAATTAAACGTGGCTACATAAGTTTTATACTCTCGCTCCCTCCTAGCTGCATAAGCTTTCCTAGCTGTGGGCAAGAAGTCTTTATCAACTGTCACACTAGAAAAACCTGTAATAAACTGTTTCATAAGACCAAAATAATAATGAATAGTCTCAGGTGAGCGTTCTCGCATCATAGCCTGGAACCTCATATTTGGTGTGTGATTCTCAGATGTGGTCAAGATAAACACAGTATCAAAATAATTAAAGTCTACCCCATTAGTAATACTAGGACTACATATTAATGCGTCTACCTCTTGTCTACGCAAAGCTACGGTAGTATTATCTATAATATCACGAATATCATGATCGTCAGTAGATGAAGAATGAACTACCTTTATAACTTTGCTAGGCAACAATCTATTGAATGCAGTCAAGTACTCATTGATAGCTTTTGGCGAAGAATCGGAAACTAACAAGCATTTATCTCCTAGCTCTAAGTGTCCCTGCAAAGCTCCCCATAAAGAACTCTCTTTAACATGTTTGTACGCAGGAACGCCCTTTAGATTTTGACGTTTGTGCGATACTCTGTATAGATTCCTAGAACCTTGCATTAACTCTACATATTGGGCTACTGTTTCTTCCGATATATCCCCATCACTTATTATAACTCTATCTGTATTTTGCAACAACTCCCGTAGAACTTCTATTATGATAACTCGCTTTTCTTCGCTTATTATTGTAGCGAACAATAAATTATTCATCAGAGAATCTGCCTCATCTATAAACAAAAAATCAAAGCTATTAGTTAAGTCTTTGATTTTATAAAGAGAGTGCAACGTGCCAGAAAGACGTTGAACCTTACCTGTAGCAAAGTCTAATCTTCCTTTGGGATTTCTAAAGTCTCGTGCAGGGTTGAATCTTTTCGTGTTTGATTCTACTAAAGCCGAAGTATCTGTCAAAGCTAGGAATCTACCCTCGATGTGTCCAGACTTTAACCACTGCTCTATGTTATAAGTTTTCCCCGTCCCTAGCGTAGCTTTTAAGAATACTACAGAATCTGGTGGTGGGTATTCTCCCATATTTAGAAACTTTTCTTCACCACCACCACTAATAGTTTTCAGTGGGAGACCCAAACATTTTAGAGGTACCTCGCGAACAGAGCAAGCTTTAACATTAGATACAGCACTAGCTATACCCTGTGAAATATAGTTTTCTAGCTCACCTGGTCGTTTACTATCCAATACATTTGTTATATCTTTTCTTAGTAAATCTAAGCAATACTGGGTTTGTACAGCAGTATGGTATGTAGCAATAACAGCTTTACGTAAACCAGAAGTAGAAGAGCCCCAATCTTTCAAGGCATTAATCCTATTAGATAGTTCAAGAGTTTGAAGGGTACTACCCGTGATAGCATTCAAATATGTTGTACGCTCAAGGTCGGTAGTAACTGCTGGTTTTACATAACTAACGTAATCCTCGGGGACATAGCAACGATTCCCATAATTATATCTCGTACGCTTACCTTTTAATGGGTCTGACAAAGTCTCCTCAAACATAGGATAAGCGGTATAGTGCGCCTGTATATCGTTATATAGTGATACGTCTATTAAGTTTATATTTGTTTCGAACCTAGATTTAAAAGTGCTATTGACACTATAGAATAGGTTCTTTAGTTGAGACTGGTCTACACAATCATAGTTCTCTAACCATAAGTGTAGCTTTATAGTCCTGCTAAGTCCTGCGCTCGATGATCCCTGAGCAATAAAGCCCATGTCGTCTGGAAATATATTAGGATTACATTTATGTAAAATATTACACACGTATAGTCCCTGTCCTACTATGTCCGTAGGTTCCAAATCCATTGGTAAATCCAGCTCATCAATGTCCATACAGATTATTCTACTAGCTTCATTCTTTACGAATTTAGCCTGTCTAAATACTGTATCTCCCATTTTAGCGTTGATATATTGGTGCCGTATTATTAGAGCTTTGGGGTCTTCGCCAAGCAGCTCTAGTATAGGCTTTAATTCCGTTAACGAATCTGGGGTATAAAAATCTCCTAGCTTAAACTTCTTTGGGAAGTTGGCTTTAAGTTTATTGCCTTGCTTATCTATTCGTTTAGTTAAAAAGGTGTTTTCTCTAGTTATTCTAAAAAACTCACCGTGCTTATTTCTATCGTTGTAGTCACAAGCATGTAGTACTGAAATAGTCATTCTAAACCTCTATAAAGGTTATTGAGGATTCTATAGACGGATCTATTTTGTTGGAGACGCTTAATGTGTCTAAGTTTACTTGGACTGCTCCAAATTCTCTAACACATCCTATAATCAAGGACAACACATTTTCTATGTACTGTCTGACTACTCGGCAGTCTTCTTCTTCTGGTAGTATGAAATTATCTACGTCCAGGTCATCTAACTCAGGGTTGTAAGGTTCGTACGACTGCACCATTATATTACGGACAGCGTCCTGAACTAACTCAAATCCTTCTAGAGTAAGATAAATATCCATATCTAGCGAGGTCAGTCCCTCTGTTGAGTAGCTTAGATGTTTGGGCTTTCGCACCACGATTAAGTTATACATTGTTTATTCCTGTTTGATTTTTTGTTACTGATTTTTTGGTACCTACACCTTTGGAGTATACCCTTCCAGGCCGTGTGCGCTGTCTTAAACCACCTTTTTGTCGTACCTCGGTACAGTGGGTGGCCGATTTTCGCGCTAGAATAGCTAGCTAAAACATCTTACGATGCCAACACCCTAGGCTTACATCATTACAATGCATCCACGGTTAGTACCCTGATCGTGGGTATTATGTTTCCGACACATGCCCTGCGCAAGCTCCCGCTGTACGTTTCTTTGTGTCAGGAGAGGTTAATCAACCTCTGAAGTTCTGTAGGCTCGGCCTACGCTACACCTAATAAAAGGCTCTTGGATTTGCGCCGAAGTCTTAAACAAGAAATTACTCTGTAATCTCAATCTAAGTATCTATAATATATCAAATATATTAATTTGTCAATATATTTTTTAAATTATTTTTTATACTTAATTTTGAGGGGTACGGCCTTGCTATCTAGTAATGCTCTGAGTCTAGTGACGGTATCTGCTACAGTGCCTTCGACCCGTAACTCGACCGATTTAATATCACACCCTTTCTCTAAATCTTGCTCCAGTACATAGTCCCTAGAATCTCCCTCAAAAGTATAGCCTTCTCGCGATAACCTAACAATTACTATACTCTTACCATACATCCTATATACGGCGTTAATCTCATCTGGGAAACCCCCATCGCTAAAGACCGCGTTACTTTGCTGCAACACCTTTTTTATTGCCCCAGCTGCTAAAGTACCGAAGTACTCTTTACCAAAGTAGGGCTTACACAAAACCTCAGAGATATGTATTAAAAAGCTTCTAGGAGAAAATCCCAAAAGAAGAGGGGTTTCAACCTCTTTTACGTCTCTGTTATTGTACAGCTCAAAGTACTCAGCAACCCCTAAACCCGACAGTACCATCGCAATCTTGTGGAGTTGTTCCTTAAACTCACACCTAACAAAACGATATCGACTACACAGCTCTTCAGCTATAGAGTCTTTCCCGGACCCAGGGGGCCCATTAAGTATTATTATCTTGTTCATGTTCTCTCCTCTAGTTCAGTTAGGTCTACGCCTATGTAGTAGAACATCTCATCCCACTCCTTCGATATTCGGTACCCTAATTTACTGAAAGTGTAGTCGTAGTAGATCTTACCTACGGGACGTTGCCCCCGTAAAGAATCTGGAGAGGTGAGAATAGTAATCTTTTCCTCTCCATTAGTGAAAACGTTGTACCCTGTTCTAGTCCAGTCGGTATTCACTTTGATGTACAGTACGGATTGCTGAAAAGACCCTGTTACGTAGAAGCTATTCATCTGTAGTACAACTCTCTAGTTGCGTTTGGTATTGCCTAGCAGTATAAGCTAGAGCTAAATCTACTACGGCTGGGGGTGTGTGTACTCCCGTATCTTGCCATCTCCATGCCCCATGAGAGTTTTTAAAAACACTTACCGTCTTAGTTCTATTAACCAAAAACTTTGTTTTCGTAACGTCCACGGTAGCCCAAAAAGAGGGAGGCATAAAATCTCCTACACCTGGTTGTACTTTCTTCAACTTAAAATTACTTATCTTCATAAACTTCCTCGATTAATTTATAGAAAAACTATTATATCAAAATATAACGTATATGTCAATATGTTTTAAAAGCTTTGTATAACTCCACCACAAAAAAGTATGATTGACATCTCGGCAAAAACTGTATATTATTTAACTAGACCAATACTGGTCTTATTAGTTAAAAGCAATTCTATAAGGGTATTAAATGTCACGAAAAAGAAGCGAAAGTAAAAGAAAGGATTCTAACCTAATTTGGGACAGGCCTCCACTTAAAGCTAAAAATGATAAACAAACCGAATATATAAACGCAATACGTAACCAAACTGTAGTGGTTGGGACGGGTGTAGCAGGCTCGGGAAAAACGTTTATAGCAGCTACAATAGCAGCTGATATGTTTGATGATCCAAGAACTAATATTGAGAAAATAATTATAGCTAGACCTAATGAAGTTGAAGGTACTAAGTCTATAGGGTTTTTGAAAGGCTCGTTAGTTGAGAAGATGGGTCCCCTGGTAGCTCCAGTGTCCAATGTCATTAAAGACAGGCTTGGTGCTAAAAAGTTTGAATATTTAGTAGATAATGGTTCTATAGAATTTTTACCGCTAGAATATATTAAAGGGTTGACTTTTAATAATACTTTTGTAATTATTGACGAAGCTGAAGACATTGAGTGGAGCATATTAAAAACTCTTCTCTTGCGAACAGGTAAAAATAGCAAAATTATTATAGATGGAGATATTAGACAAACTTCTATATCTAAAACATCAGGACTACAGGTTTTGATGGATTTAGGAAAAGAATACCACGTACCCGCTGCTTTCGTAGATTTCGATAGTTGGGAGTATTGTGTGCGTTCTGATGAATGTAGATTGTTTGGCGAAATATTTGAGGACGCTAAAGTATAAAGAAAAGGCAGGGTAATTCCTGCCTTTTTTGCCTCAAAAATTAACTTGACATATTACCTAAAAGCAAGTATAATACTTATATTGAATTAACTAAGAGAAACAAATGAAAAGAATATCAGAAGAAGAGTGGTTAGACGTAGTCGAGACCAAGGCAGAGCAGTTAGGTATTCGAATGAGGGAGTTAATATCTCCAAATTCTATAGAATACTTTCAGTACTGCGAAGACGATCTAGCAGATGAAGCTCTAGCCGAAACAGAAGAACATTTTGATGACATATATGGCAAAGGCAATTGGGAGTACTAAATGCAAGTAAGAAAAAGTAACGGGAACACTGTAAAGTTTGATCCCAGTAAAGTAAGGAAATGGGTTGCCTGGTCAGTAGAAGGGTTAAACAACCAAGTAGAAATGGAATACGAAATATTATCCAAAACACTAGCTAGACTTCCAGAAGTAATATCTACAGAAGAAATACATCAAACTATGATTTCTGTCTGCTTAGACAAAGAAGATATAACTTATAGCCGAGTAGCAGCAAAATTAGAATTAGCTTCTGTATATAAAAACCAAGAACGTTTGTTAGGCGTAATTAAAGCACAAAACTCTACATTTACAGATTTTTTGAGTATCATGGAAGACCGTGGTTTTTGGAAGGGTGAATGGTTATTAGATGAAGACCTTATAATTCAAGAAGAGATTGTAGATAACTGGCTAATCGAACTAGAAGATTATAGCTTAGAATACTGTACCATTAAGCAATGGACAGACAAGTATTCAATTAAAATACAAGATTATGCCGTAGAAACACCAGCACAGGGTTGTTTAGCTGTAGCTATTGCGTATCATGGAGTTACAGATCTAGCTTTCGATGTAGCAAAAGATTTATTATCCTATAAGCTCAATTTACCAACACCAGCATTAAACGGCGTAAGAAATGGAGATTACAATAGTATATCTTGTTGTCTTATAGAAAGCAATGATACGGTAGAAAGTTTAGATGTAGCAGAGCTTGTAGCTTCTAGTATGACAGCTAAAAAAGCAGGCATCGGTATTACACTTAATACTCGCAGCACAGGAGATGCAGTAAAAGGTGGAGCAGTAAAACACCTAGGAAAACAACCACTTTATAAATCGATTGAGTCTAGTGTTAAAAAGTACACTCAGCTTACACGTGGCGGCTCAGCCACTATGACGTTTAAATGTATTGACCCTGACGTCATGCAATTATTGTTACTAAAAACGCAAAGAATAGACCTTGCACGACGTGTAGATAAAATAGACTATAACTTAGCGTATAACGACGATTTTGCCAAAGCCGTACTAAACGACGACTATTGGTATTTATTTAGTTTATCTGCTGCACCAGAAGTACACGCTGCTTTACATAAAAGAAATTATATGGATGTAGTTAAAAAGGCAATAGCGGATGGAGTACCCTACACTAAAGTAAGAGCTATGGAAATAATAGAATCTTTCTGCAAGGCTAGAACAGAAACTAGTAGAGTATATTGCATCAACTTAACTAGAGCTAATAGTCATACACCGTTTATTGACCCTATATCACAATCTAATTTATGTTTAGAGATATGTTTACCAACCAAAGGTTTTATTGATCTGAACGATTATACGGCTCCAGAATCAAAAGGCGAAGTTGCTTTTTGTGCTTTAGCAGCATTAAATGTAGCTAATATAGAATTTGAACAATATCCCGCAGTAGCAGAGCGTGCGCTAAGAACAGTAGATAAAATGATTGAGAGAGCGCCTATGCTAACTCCTTCTATGAGAGCTTCTTTATTAAAAAGAAAATCTGTAGGTATCGGATTCACTGGCCTAGCCTCATTAATATATAAAAATGGCTTAGATTACGATGGGTCTGAAGAGTCTTTAGAACTAGTCGAAGAAACAGCAGAATTACATTACTATTGTTTACTGCAAGCAAGCCAAAAAATCGCTAAAGAAACAGGCAAATCCGTTGAAGGAATCAATACATATTGGTTGCCCATTGATACTAAGAAAGGCACTAAAGAATCTGTACTAGATTGGGAAGCAGTAAGAAATAAACCGAGAGCACATAGTGTTTTAGTTGCTCATATGCCCACAGAATCAAGCTCCGTATTTAGTAATGCAACTAATGGTGTGTATCCTAGTAGAAATAGAGTAATTTACAAGGGAGCTAGACGCGGTAAGATACAATTTATCAGCGAGTTTTTTACAGAAGACAAGCTTACGGCGTGGGACGTAGACATTATACCATACTATAAAGCATTGCAAGATTATGCAGATCAAGCAATATCGGCTGATTACTGGTTAGACTTTACTAAGTATCCTAACAAAAAGGTTCCGATGGAAGATTTGGTTGAGTGGTTTCTCAGACAGTGGAGTGCTGGCGTAAAAACAGCATATTATCAAAATAATTTAGATACTAGAGGTGAAGAAGTGGAACAAGAAGAAACATGTGATTCAGGAGCGTGCAAATTATGATTATTATAGTAGGAAAAGACAACTGCCCTTGGTGCGTTAAAGCCATAGAATTGATGGAAGCTAAGAAATTAACTTGGACGTATTACAAAGTAACGGACAACGAAGCATTATTAGCAAAACATACAGCGCTGACTGGTAGCAGTACAGGAATCCCTGTTACTGTTCCTCAGGTATACCAGAATATACCAAATTTTGGTACATACCAGCACATAGGAGGCTACGAGGATTGTGTAGTTTATTATGGAGAAAAGAAAACTGTATTCAATGCAGAAAATACAGGACATGAAACAGGAAACTATCCATTATTCTTTGGCGAGCAGTTAGGGTTTATAGATACCATTAACATGCCCTATCCCGTATTAGATACATTGTTCCAAGAACAGTTATCTCAGATATGGAATGAGTTTGAGATAGACCTATCCCAAGACCGACAAGATATGTTAAACGCTAAACCTGAAATTGTAGATTTGATGGTTAAAACCATCCTGTGGCAGCACCTAGCAGATAGCATTGCATCTCGGTCTATTACTGGTATTCTAATGGAACATGTAACCAACACTGACTTAGAAGCTTGGTATAACTGTGTATCTTTGTTTGAGACTATACATGCTAGAACGTACAGTCACATTATAAAACAGACGTTCCCCGACCCTAATCAAGCCCTTCGTGAGGGGTATGCAGATCTAGCCGTAGTTAAACGATCAGATATATTAAAGGATTGTTTTGACGATTTAGCTAACCTGCCTGTTACAGCTAGTTTGGAACAAAAAGAAGAAAAACTATATTTGGCATTGATTGCTTTATATTGCCTTGAGGGTATAAATTTTATGTCGTCATTTGCTATTACTTTCGGTATAGCTGAGACGGGTATTATGCAAGGTATTGCACAAAATGTTTCTTTAATCTGTAGGGATGAAATGTTACATGCTCGTGGCGGTGCTGAGGTACTAAAGATAGAGATTAAAAAGAATCCAGCACTTTTTGAAAGGTTAGCCCCACAAATAAAAATGTTATTTGATGCGGTTTTGGAAACAGAAATGAAATGGACAGATTATTTGTTTAGCGAAGGCAGACAGGTAGTGGGTGTAAATCCTAAGCTGATAAAAGAATATGTAAACTATATGGCTCAACCAGTAGCTAGGACACTGGGTATAGAAGTGCCACTTATAGAAGAAAATCCTTTGCCTTATATGGAAAATTATATTGATTCAAGTAAGGTTCAAATGGCTGCTCAAGAAATACAGCTAACATCATACTTGGTAAATTCTGTACTAGCACCCACAGACATGGCAGGACGCTTAGCCCAGCTAAAAAGAGAGCTTACATGATCAAAGCAATATTTGCTACTGATTTAAACCATGGTTTTGGGATAGGAGGTGGCCTGCCCTGGCCACCTATCAAAGAAGACCTCAATCATTTTAAAGCAGTAACTAAAAATAATTACATAGCTATGGGATACAATACGTATAAAACCCTACCAAAGTTAAAAGGCAGAACCCCTGTAGTAATATTAGATTTAGAAAATAGAGGTTTACCAGACCTTGGAACCCCACACCCATTATGGACAGGGGCAGAAAGCTTTATTGCAGACCTATCTTGGTTAGAAATAGCCGATGTTTGTATCATAGGAGGCACTAGCCTTTTAACAACAGAAGCTCTAGAAAGTTGTGACGAGATACACCACACAACTGTTAAGGGGGTATACGAAGCAGATACTTATGTCTCGGCAGAAACAATGGCGTACCTATCCACTTTAAACCAAGAAATCTTACTAGAATCAGAACGTTGTATTATCAGGAAGTATACTAAGTGAAAAATTACATCAATTTAATACATAAAATCCTAATAGAAGGTGTTAATACCAGAGATAGAACAGGGGTAGGTACAAAATCAATCTTTGGTACTAGGTTAGAGTGGGACTTGACTAAAGGGTTTCCCGCTATAACAACTAAATCTTTAGCTTGGAATGCTGTAGTGTCCGAACTGTTGTGGTTTTTATCAGGGTCTTCCAATGTCGAAGATTTACGGACAAGGACACACGGCCCCAATACTAATAACTTCACAATTTGGGACGCTAATTACGAAGAACAAGGTAAAGCACTTGGTTACTCCAATGGAGACCTTGGGCCGGTTTATGGGCACCAATGGAGGAACTTCAATGGGGTTGACCAGATTGTAGAACTTATACAAAGTATTAAAAATGGTAAAACTACGGGAGTACATTCTAGGCGTAATATGGTTACGGCATGGAATGTAGCGGAGTTACCGGCCATGGCACTGCCCCCTTGTCATCACACTTTCCAGGTGTACGTTACTCCTAATAACGAATTAAGCTTAATGTGGCATCAGCGGTCAGTAGACACCTTTTTAGGGCTACCATTTAACATAGCAAGTTACGCTTTACTAACTCATATACTAGCTGACCTTTGTGGTTGCAGTGTGGGTAAGCTTATATTTACTGGTGGAGATACACATATATATTCTAGTCACATGATAGCTATAGAAGAACTTCTTACCAGAAAACCAAAGACCTTCCCAACATTAAGTATGCCTAATTTTAATACCTTAGAAGATTTATTAAAACTAAACTCTAGGCAGTTCAAATTACGTAACTATACGCATTGTGGAGTTATTTTTGCACCTATGGCAAAATAAAAAAATAAGTTTGACTAATATAAACCCTTGTTGTATAATTCTGTTATGCCTAGATTTTTCTATGTGTAACAGAATTCTACAACAGGGGGTTTTTCTATTTAGCCCCTCCCCTATAAATTAATATAACCAGTACAGGGAGTACACTACCATGGCTACAAAACCTTCAATAACGCTTAACTATTCAGATGGTTGGGTTGACGTAAACACAATTAGCGGTATAACCGCCGAAACAGCATTTTTTGTTCAAAACAACGGAAAGCATTTCATATTGGCTTCTGAAAGCCCAACACAGCCTGCAAACAGCACTTCAAGCTTCATGATATATCCAAGCGAAAATACTGGAACGGCACTAACAGTATCTTCGACAGCACAAACACTTTGGTTATTTAACCCTAAAGAAGCCACCCCTATTAGTATAAGCGTGGGTCAGTAAGTGCGGTTTTCTGGTTTAATTTTAGGAAAAGGTACGCTACCTAGCCTTAACCTAATTACTCAATCTTTACTAAAAGAACCGTTTGGTTTGCTGCCTTCAAACATAACCACCCATAACTTCATAGACCTAGACCCGATTGCAAATGCTTATTATGAGATTGCA